TTGAGTTGCTTGGCAACCATAGTTAAAACTCTCGGACGAGATTGCTTCTCTGAAGCTCTTATCCATCGTCTTGGTGCTACTTTCGTTGTTCTCGTATCGCCCAACTCACCCCTAGCCACATCGGAAAGTTTCTTCCCGGACTTTGAGAGGTTTCGACTTGCTTCCTTGACTGCTTTGGGTCGCTTACCTGGCATGTATCCAAACTCAACAAAGTTTGATGCGTAGTAAGCAGTCTGTTTTACACCCACAGCAACAAGCCGAACGCCATCGTATTTTTGGCGAAAGGTTACAACTGATATAGATTTCTTAGTCCAGCCGGGAGCTAACCAGATACTTTTCTTACCTGAATCGCCCTTTACATTATTTCTATGAGGTTTGTTTCTTTTGTTTTTAGGCGCGTTGGCTCGCATGATGGTACGAACGTAACGACCAGCGGCTCTCTGTGCTTTTAAGAGACTTCTTTGTATCGTCTTTGCATCCGCTCGGCCAATAGCCTTAACGGTTTCCTCATACTGGACGTTATCAGCCACCCGGTTGATCCTTTAAAAGCTTGGTAGCCATCAACTCTAATGTTTGGTGCATGTTGCCAATATCAACGACACTTTCAATGTTGTAGATCGCCCCACTTAACAGGTCTACGACTCGATATGTCGCATTGAGATCATTAAGTGATGGATGCCAGTTGATAGTTATTTTCGCAAGGTCTTCAATGACCTCGCTAATGCTTGACCAGCGCTCTTTGCCTCTAAGCGGCTTGATGTCTGCACGGACTGTTAAAACTGTTGTCCACACATCTATTCGCTGGCCTGTACTCGCATCGTGACCAATATTGTGGCTCTCGATACGAATAGAATCCTTTAGTGTTCCTGCGGGTGGCCTCATAGGACACCGTGGAACTTGGGAGCTACTCGATAAGCATCTAAGTGGAATCTCATACCATTAGGAATGGACTCTAGCTTGTTAATGCCTGTGTCTTCTCTGTTGCGATACATATCAGCAGCTAATAATTTAATTGCTGTTAGCAAAGCATCAGGTACGGTTGTGTAGCCTTCAGTTACTCTAATTTTTATTGGGTTTAATTTAGTCTTGTCATACGGAATTGTAGCTAGGTCAAAGCCTTCCGTTTTTACAGCCTTGGGTGTTGGGCCAAGCAAGTCATATTGATATGGATAGATACTTCCTATACCCACATAATTACTTACTTGCCCAACAGTAGCCAAAACAGATATTCCGTCTACTGATTGAATAGGATAAGACTCAATATAAAAAGTCTCTTCAAAAGAGTCGAAATAGTAATCTGCCACAGTCGATCTTAATATACGCCCAGTATATTGCTGAACCATATCAACAGCAGAATCAATAATGCTTGTGATAAGAGTGTCATCAAGATTATGCTCGACAACAAACCAATCCTTTGCTTCTGCTAATGTAACGACATCATCAGCCGCGACAGATACTATTTCTCTCTTCATGTTCCTACCTTTTACTTAGTTAAGGCTTAAAGGAAAGCACCGCCAACAACAGAAAGCGGGCGATAATGTGCAATAGCCTTACGCTGCTCTGCTCGCAGAGTGATTAAGTTAGATTGCACGTTAGTGTCATCTTGCTCAAACATCTCAACAACAGTGCCTTGACGACTAATAACCGCAGTAGCCATATCAAACGCGCCAATTAGGAATGAACCTTGTGGCATAGCGTTAGTTACAACAATAGGAAGACCCCAAACTTGGTTAGGGATACTCATGCGAGGATTAGCAGCGCGGAACTCTGCATCTGTGGTTTCTTCTAAATCAATCGACTCAACATCCTCCGGGTTCATAATTACAGCCGTTGGGTTGTAATCAGCAACCTGAACTTGAGTGATCGCACCACGAATTTGCTCAGTTAAAGGAGCGCCAACAGTACCGCGAGTAAAAGTTGTGTAAGTTGTGCCAGCAGTTGCCAGCATACCCAGCAAATTTGAACCCGTACCACTGCCATTGATAAGCTGAGAATCACAACGATGCTCTACACCGTAAGCCAAACGGCCATTGATGTAAGAGACTAACAAAGGCGAATCATCAGCAACCTGCTTAGAAACTTTCAGCCAATGGGCTATAGTTTTAACCGGAGAGTTAATCAATTCAAAAGTAATAGCAGACTCAGGCTTCGCTGAGTTTTCATTTGTCTCAGCAGCGTTGTCAGTCCACACAAGCTCTCGCGTGTATTCAACAGCGTTGGATGAAGTATTCTCAGCAAGCAGAACATCAGCAACACGCAAGGCGCGTGATGCACCGGGAACAATTCCACCTCTGCGATCTGGAGCAACAGTTACATCACTACCAACAGTAGTGTTGTTCTGAATATCCAAACGAGCGCGTGAACCGCTATTTTTGAAAGAAGCAAACGCATCAGACTCAGCGAACGCATCGCCAAGAGTAAGAATGCGGTTAGCAGTTGCTTTAGGAGCAGCAAACTTCTGTTCAAGATCAGCAAGAGTCTCAGTGTGAGCTTCAATTTTGTCAGTAAGTGACTTCAAGGCTTCTTGGTTTTTAACTCCCATTTTGCCGTGAGCAGAAACTTCTTCGTTAGTTTTATTGATGAATTCACCAACATCTTTAGTCAGGCTTTCAACCTGTGAGCTTAATTCGGTCATGATTTAATTCCTTTATTTAATAGAGAGGATAATTGAGTGAGATCGAGTGATTGAACGGCAGACTTACTCTGCAAATCTTTCACGGAATGCAAGACTCTTTCAGCCTCGCTATTTGAAGCACCTAACTTACATAGGTAGGCTTTAAATTCTTTAAAATCAGCAAAGTCAGTATTACGCTCATCTTTGTAAGGAGCGTTTTTGAAATGCCTGATAAAATCTTTTGATAATGCAGCAACCTTGCGATTAACTGCTTCAGTTGCAAAACCTTTATCAACGGCTTCGATACCGTTAAGCCAAGTTTCTTCGGCTAACATCGAGCGAATTTCTTTTTCATCGAGTCCTGTTTTCTTTTCATAGATGTTGACCAGGCTGGTTGTCATCTTATCTAACAGGTCTGCTGTTTCGCGCAACTCTTCTGCATTACCCATAGCCATAGTGAAAGGCTCATGGATCATTAAGAAAGAATCTTCCGGCATAGTGATCGTGTCACCGGCCATCAATATGATTGAAGCTGCTGAAGCTGCCACACCTAATACAGAAGTATTAACCGGGGCTTTGTGTGCCGTTAGCATGTTGTGAATAGCTATGCCATCAAAGGCACTGCCTCCGGGCGAGTGAATGCTTACGTTAATGGACTTAACATCACCTAACGCTTTCAAATCACTTGCAAATGAACTCGCTGAGATGCCCCAAGAACCAATCTCGTCATGGATTTCAATCTCAGCAGAATCGTACTTATTCTGAATCTGATACCAAGTCTTCTTCATCGTTTTCTTCCTGTTCAGGTTCTTCTGGTTCGTTTATTTCTTCGCTGGGTTGTGGATTGACTGCTGGAGCTGCTGGTGTAGCGGCTTGCTCTTTTATTTGAGCAAGTGGAAGCATTGCACCCTGCATATAAAGATCGTCACCGTCAGGCATTGGTGGCAGGTCAAGCCGTATACGCGCTTCGTTTGGTGTCATCATGCCGTTCACCACCATGCTACGCAGAGCTTCAGCGCGGCCTTTGGTGTCAGCCCTCAATAGATCAGATACATCGAAGTTAAAATTGTGCGTGTTCTTCTGAGTGCCTGAGAGAAGCTTGCGCTCCAACTCCTGCTCCCAATTAGTCAATAGCGGATTGAGTGTTGTGCTTAACCACCCAATGATGATTTGCTCAATACCAGAGCCCCAAGAGGTTGTGTTTTTGTTATCGTTTATCAGTATTGAAGGTATACCCCAAAACCGAGCGATGTCTTCAAGGTTGTAACGCCTTGATTCCAACATCTGAATCTCGTCTGGGTTTAATTGGATTTTTTGGTATTTAACACCAGCCTCAAGCAACAATGTTTTCTGGTTTTGGCTGTCATCTTTTATGCCTGAGAGCATTTCTTTAAATTTAGCTCGCTGAGTGGCATCTAACACTTGATCTATAGTGAACACACCTATGGGCTTGCCGTTGCCACCAAAATAACTAGCACCAAAGTCCTGAGTCGCAATCTCAGAGCTAATGCTCGGCTTGGCATGACCCAAAGTAGATAAACCAACGTAACCGTTGCCCATGCCGCGAACATGAACCATGTTTTCAGCAGCAATAATGTGCTTATCTAACTCGCTTCCTGCATCCGCATAGAACTCATAAACAACCGAACCGTTAGGTTGAATATCAGGAGTTACCTGCTGTGCTGGCAGTGGGTTGAGCGATATAGGCTCGCCACGGCCATTTCTGTGTATCCAAGCGTAGGCATTACCGTGCAAACAATAATTCAGCATCATTGTCTGTTTAAAGTTAAATGGGGTCTGTAATGCGTTAGGTGATCGACCTAAAAGCCTTGCGTTCTCACCCGTTTTAACCAGTTGCTTACTCTCGCCTGAGTTGTCATAAACCCTCAGCGGAAGCGCTGCAACGGTGTTTGATAGCAGGTTAATACAGGCCCATACCCCGCTAACCTGTAAGGCAGTATCCTCATTGACAGGCTTTGATGTAGTAACAGCAGATGAAAAAGGGATATTCACCTGTTGACCACTTTCTTGGCGCGTGGCCTGACCTCCGAAGAAGCCGGATACCCAATTCCTAAATGCCATAATTTATATCTCTAGTGCGATGGGATCATTTAAAAAGTCTGCAAACGAACCAGCGTTTTCATCTGCTGCCATGATTCGATTGAAAGCCATAAGCATGGCAACAACACCATCAATCTTGTTTTGCGGGAACTCTTTATTTGGATAGATGTTATCTTTCTTGTCTAAATGGCAAACCACGTTTGAAATCATCCAACTCAATACAGGGTTGCCGTTGTGGTGAAGCCTTCCAGATATAACCAATGCCTCAAGCTGCTTCATTGGCTCGCTGAAGTTTCTAACGGTTGCGCCTACCTCAATCATGGGTAAGCCTTCTCGAATCATTCGCGTTGAAAACTGCGTTGCCTGAAACGGGTCAAAAGCACACTCAACAATATTGAATCGTTTAGCGTCCTCGATGTAACCGTCTTCAATTAGGTCAAAGTCAATGACATTGCCGGGTGTCGAAGTGATGTAACCACTGCGTTCCCAACCGTCATACTGTGCGTTTACAGAGTTCTCTATCTGATCTTCAGGTAAGAAGTGACGATCAAAGACGTAGTAATGGTCTTCACCATCTACCTTCTTAACGAAGACAGTGACATCAGATGCAATGTCAATCTTGGACGCTAAATCCGTACCTTTGTAACAATCGACACCATGAAAGTCATCAATGTCCAGCGTTTGATCGGCACACCTGTCCCAGAGCGCCATATTCATCCAAGCGCTATCTGCGTTAGTCCAAACACACAAGTGCTTAGTCAAAAAGTTGTTCTGAGCCGACACAACCTCTCTGGCTTTACGGGCCTTTCGAGCGATGTCATCTGGATTGACCGACACACCCCAATTAGGGTTTGCCTTCATCCAAATCCGCTCGTCTGAGAGCAGTGCATCCATGTTGTCTAGGTCTTTATCATCTACCGTGTAAATGATTGAGAAGTATTCATCATCTTCCTGAACACCCTTCAATATCTTGATGGCATAGTCACGCTGCTCGTAACATATCCCAGCACGGTTGAATCCAGCCGTTGTAATGGCCCAAATGAGGGGTTGATCCCTTGCGCCTGTAGCTGTCTCTATGACATCAAACAGTTCTCTTGTCTTGTGAGCATGTAATTCATCAATAAGACCGGCATGTACGTTTAAACCATCGTGATTGCCACCCTGATCACGCGATAGCGGTCGGAATACTGAAGATGTCTCTTGTACGAATATTGTGTGAGCAGAAGTGTCCACACCCAACTGAGATTTTAAGTTAGGAGTCTTTTCAGCCATCCGCTTACTGTCTTGCCAAACAATTCTTGCTTGATCGCGGGTTGTCGCTGCCGAATAAACTTCTGCGCCCTCTTCATTGTCGAGTGAGAGCAAATACAGACCCACGCCTGATAGCTTTGTGGACTTTGCGTTCTTCCGTGCAAGCTCTTCATAGATCGTTTTGTAGCGCCTGAGATTAGTCTCTTTGTGCAGCCAACCAAATACAGTTGTCAGGACAAAACACTGCCAATTCTCAAGGCGTATCTTTTCTTTCTTTCTGGCTAATGCACCTTTAATGTGAGGCAGCATTTCAATGAACTGGCAAACTCGATTAGCTGCTTTGTCATCAAAGCGATAAGCAAAATCTCGTTCAAGATCATTAAGCTGTCTGCGGCAAGACATCTTGACGTATTCGCAAGCTGGGATGCGGTCGTTTAAAACGTCATCAATGTATTGGTTGGCCTGATCAACGTGACTCAATTCATCAAACTCGCAAAACCGCCTTCAGGTTTCTTAGCCTCAAGTGCTGGCATCTTGGCGCGTGATACTGGAGTCAGATAAAGGTCGTTTAACGTGGCCCTAAGCTGTGCAACCTTAGATGCAGGGAACTCTCTAGGACACTCTTGGTATTCAGCAAACAATTCGCAATGAATTATCATCACTGCCCTGTCTGGAATCCTGATTATTCCTATGCTTCCCATTTCTAATTTGATCGCGTTCCACTGCTCTCTAGCTCGCGCTGAAATCCAATCTGGAGGCGATGGGAACTTAGACTCAGCAGGGTCTTCCTGCACTACTCCATCGTGCCTACAGGGCTGGTACGTCCCATCTAGCTTGTGTTGGGCGACTGTTTTCGCTTGGCTCATAAATTCCCCAAAATGTTTCACTGCATGTGTAAAATAACGAG